CACCTGAACCTGTAAAGAAGAAAAGATGTTCAGAGTGTAAGAAGAAGAAAACAATAACAGAATTACCACCTTTATTGGATGAAATGGAAGTTATATATGTTCCAACACCAGAAGAAATAAGACTGGCTTATGTTGAATTGAATAACAAAGATATTGAAAAGGTTAGACCATTAGTAAATAAAGTTTATAACGCATTATTCGGTGAAGACTTTAAATTCAATTGTCCTGGTTGTTTCAATCAACAAGCACACAGATTAAAATTATATATAGCAGAAAACTTAAAGTAATGAGTACAAGTCAATCAAGAAGGGAAAGAAGACATAGGAATAGATTATTGAAAATGAGTCCAACCAAGATGTTATCAACAATCAATAAACGATTACCAAAGGATATGAAGATTAAATTATCCAATCAAGAACAGGAAATGACCTACGATGAATGGTTAAAATCAGTTGAGATTACTCATGATATGTTGGAAGAACTAAAACAACATGATATAGATGAAAAGAAGAAAGGAGCAATGTCAATTGGAGCTAATAATCTAAATGGATTTGATTTTGAAGAAGTAAAATACTAAAATCTATATTTATATATAAAGAACTATGGCTAAAGCAGGAAGAAAGACAGATGAACTTGAGTTTGAATCAAGAATGTCACGAGTATTTGAAATGATGTTGTATGAACATTTGGGATACAACGAGTTTGCAGAGAAAGCAGCAAAAGAATTTGGAATATCAGTTCGTCAAGGTGAAAACTTATGGGCAGAAGCAAGAAGAAGATTAAAAGAAAGATATACACAAAACCAAGATGAAATACTTGAAAACCACCTTAATCAATTGTATGATTTACTTAAAAGATGTAGGGAAGAAAGGAATAAAAGAGTTGAACGAGAAGTTCTCGCCGATATTGCTAAAATACATTCGTTGGAAGGTACGAAGAAGGTTGATATTACATCAAATGGACAATCAATAAACTTAAACATCATATTAGACAAAGACTAATATTTTTTTTAGTATTAAGCCTGTAAAATTTCGTTTTTGATTTATGAACACAGAGTATTATAGAAATAAAGATAAAGATGAGTATTACACACCATCAATTTTGGTTAAACCAATTTTAAAATATATTAAACCAAATAGTGTTGTATGGTGTCCATTTGATAAATTTGAAAGTGAGTTTGTTCAACAGATAACAAAAGACGGTCATAAAGTGATTTACGGACACATAGAGGATGGTTATGACTTTTTTGAATATGAACCACCATACTATGATTACATCATCTCTAATCCACCCTTTACCAAGAAATTAGAGGTATTAGATAGATTATATAAATTGGATAAACCATTTGGAATGATATTAGGATTACCAATACTGAACTATCAGGAAGTTGGTCAATTCTTTTTAGATAAGGACTTACAATTACTTATAGTTGATAAGAAAGTATCCTTTGATGGAAACACATCATCATTCAACAATAGTTACTTCTGTTATAAACTATTACCAAAGGATTTAATGTTTGTTCATTTGGAACACAATAACTCTGGTAAGAACTATAAACCATCGTCCATGTATGCCTGATATTAAACTGACAAAAAGACAAACGATTGCGTTTGAATATTTGATGGACGACCATACAACAGAACTATGTTTCGGTGGGTCAGCTGGTGGTGGAAAGAGTATGTTAGCATCTTTGTGGTTAGTCACACTTTGTTTAAAGTTTCCTGGCATAAGAACACTATTAGGAAGAACCACATTATCGGCATTAAAACAGACCAGTCTCGTAACATTATTTGAGGTGTTAAAAATGGGGGGACTTGTTGCAAACGAACATTTTAATTTCAACGGACAGTCTAACACCTTGATATTCAACAATAAATCAGAAATAATATTAAAGGACTTGGAATATAAACCATCAGACCCTAACTATGATTCTTTAGCTGGTATTGAGGTTTCCGCTGTGGTGATTGAAGAAAGTAGTCAAGTAACAAGGATGGCTTACAATATCCTCAAATCAAGGATAAGATATAAACTAAATGAATTTGGAATTATCGGTAAGATATTGATGACAACCAACCCATCACAGAACTTTATAAAGAAAGAGTTTTATTTACCTTATGTTGAAGGAACATTAGAACCAAACAAACAATTCATTCCATCATTACCGATGGACAATCCACATTTACCACAATCTTATTTAGATATGTTGGATACATTACCACAGGAACAAAGGAAAAGATTATTACTTGGGGATTGGAATTATAACGAGGAATTAGACGCTCTATTTCAATTTGATGATATTGTATCGTGTTCGTTTAGAAACCCACCAAATCCGTCTGAAAAGAAGTATATTACTTTGGATGTGGCACGATTCGGTGGTGATAGTACAGTAGCAACAATTTGGGTGGGATTAACAATTGTAGAAATAATAAGATATAATAAATTGGATGGTGATACATTATATAGACATATCACAGAACTAATATCCAAACATGGAATACATCCATCACAAGTTATAGCTGACTCTGATGGAGTTGGCGGATTCTTGGTGGACCGTTTAAGATGTACATCATTTGTAAACAACTCACGACCATTACACGAACAGAACTTTACAAACCTTAAATCACAATGCTATGTGAAATTATCTGACTTGATTAAACAGGGAAAAATTAGTATTAATGTATTAGACCCATCAACGGTGGATGAATTAACACAACAATTACTATCAGTTAAGTTAAAGGATGTAGAAAAGGATGGAAGGATAGGTGTAATAGGTAAAGACCAAATGAAGAAGATATTAGGAGATAAATCACCTGACATTGCGGATTCAGTAATGCTCCGTATGTATTATGAAATTAAAAACCTGAAGAGCACAGGAAAATATAGTATTGCTTTTGTAAGATAATGAGTATAATAACATTTGAGATTAAAGGAACAGAATATAAACTACCAGATTATTTATCTATTGACAACTATGTTAAGATATATAAGGTAAAAGATTTTTTGGGTGAAAGATACTTTCAGGCCAAGTTAATCAGTACAATAACAGGAGCAGAGATGGATGATGTCTTACTGACCAATCATAACTCTATGACTTTCTTGGCAAACCATTTAACACATCTATTTCCAAGTGGAAATTATCCATTTATAGATAAGTTTATGTTTCAGGGTGTAGAATATGGATTTATTCCATCGTGGAAGAATATGTCGTTTGCTGAATTTGTGGATTTGGATACATTACTAAATAAACCTGTTAATGAGATTATGGAACAACTCCATATCATTTGTGCTATAATGTATAGACCAATTATATCCAAGAAGAAAGAACACAAGTTTGAGATTGAACCATACGACCCAAAGAAGATGATTGAACGAGCTGAACTATTCAGAACAGAACTGGATGTTAAGTATGTGTTAGGTGGACAGTTTTTTTTTTCAAACTTCGTAAAGAAATATTCAGAACTTTCCCCACAGTCTTTGACACAGAAGAACAGGAGTATGCTGAAAAAAATAATCTTAACATGGAAATTGAGGAAGACGATATGGAAGTTTCTTTTGAACAAGCGTTCGGATGGTACGCAGTTATCAATAGACTATGTCAAGATGACCTTACAAAACACGAAACCATCCTTGAGAAAACCATTTTGGAAGCACTTAATCAGTTACTTTACCTCGTGGAAAAAGACAAACACATAGAAAGGTTACATAAAAAACAAATTCACATATAATTTCAGGAGATATTACTCAAGATTAGATATTTATAGATAGGTATGATTAATTATAAACAACTTTTAACTGATTTTGGGTCAATAGCTTACCATCATGAACAAATTCGTTCATTTGGTTTCGGTGATTTACCCCAAATTACGAACGATATATTAACTGACCAAGAACCATTATATACAAGAATGTATATTGTGCCAGGAAATATAGTCTTCAATCAAAATCAAATAACTTATCAGTTAAGTTTAATCATATTAGATAAGATAAATAATGATTTATCCAATTTGAGTGATGTAATGTCCGATACTTTGGAAATACAAAAGGATTTATGGACCATTTTATATCAATCATATACGGAACAGTATGGAAACTTCAGTTGGAACTTATTACCACAAGACTTTCCAACTGTAACACCGTTTCTTGAACGATTTGAGACGATTGTAGGTGGTTGGACAATGTCCTTGAGTGTTATAATTCCATTTGATTATAACAAGTGTACACCACCTGTTTATGGGGATTACAATTTCCCTCAAGACCAAGAGTTTAAATCATACAAACTTATTTTACAAAACCTTCAATTGTTTGGACAATATCACGAACAAATTCATTCATACGGATTTGGTGATGTTCAACAATTAACAAACGATATAATAACAAGACAAGAACCATTATATCCAAGAATGTATGTAAATCCAAATACAGCGTTGTTTCATTCAGGACAAATTGAATATGGATTTAATGTTTATATAATAGATAAATTATCAATTGATTTATCAAACCAACAAGATGTATTGAGTGATACATTAGAGATTGCTAAAGATTTGTTTGCCAAGTTATACTTATCAGATTACTCGGCAGAGTGGAACGCACAATTACAACCATTCTTTGAGAGAACAGAAACAGGTGTGGGTGGATGGTTATTGACAATGACAAGTTTACAAAAATCAGATTATAACCGTTGTGTGTTACCAACAACAACTTTCTCTAATGGAGTTACATGGGAAGAATTGATGAACTTATGGAAATTGGAAGCACAGAAATGGGAAGATGTAAAACAAGAAAATATATAATATATGGGTAGTTTAAATGATTTATTTGTATCAAGTTCATTTCAGGGATTACTGAAAATGACCAATAGTCAAACTGGTGTAACCAATTCGTTACAAACAGTTCAATCAGGTGATGGTACAAACACCGCTTTACAGATTAGTACTGATTCAGTTAACGTTTCAGGTTCATTTTATATTAATGGAACACAAGTAACCAACGGAAGTAATGGAACATCAGGAACGAGTGGTGTAAATGGAAGTAATGGTTCGTCTGGTACATCTGGTAGTTCAGGAGTAAGTGGTTCGTCAGGACAATCAGGAAGTAACGGAACGAGTGGTAGTTCAGGAAGTAGTGGACAATCTGGTTCGTCAGGGACAAGTGGAAGTAATGGTACAAGTGGAAGTTCTGGTAGTTCAGGAGTAAGTGGTTCGTCTGGAACTTCTGGTAGTTCAGGAGTGAGTGGTTCATCAGGAACAAGTGGTGGAACAGGTTCGTCTGGTTCATCAGGAAGTAATGGTACAAGTGGAACGAGTGGATTAAATGGTAGTAGCGGGACCAGTGGTCAATCAGGAAGTAATGGTACAAGTGGAAGTAGTGGTACATCACCATTAGTTAATACAGGTTCATATGCTACAACAGGAAGTAATGTGTTTAAGGGTAGTCAATATATAAGTGGTAGTAGTTTATATCTAACAGGTGCAATTCATAACGGAGAACCTGGCTATCCACAAATTGTTGTAGAAGGTAGAAGTAGTGCAGGTGATTTTGAACAATCAACAATAGACCCAACATCAATTTCACTTAGTAGAAGTGGTAGTATTGGTGATTTTAGTGCTACTGTTAATTACAATAATATTAATGCTATAAATAATGCTAATGGAAGATATGGTAATGTAGGTGTTGGTCAATTAGAAGTTGGTGGTGGAAACCCTGACAATGGGTCAAGTGGAAATGCATTTGGTTTAACAAGTGATGTAAATTATCAATTTGGTGGTGGTAAAGATGCACCTGCATTATATACCTTTGATAATAATGGTGGTGCTTTTCCTTTAATGTATGGTCAAGCAGCAGATGGTTGGACGGATGGACAAGTAACATTTAATGTTCCTGTTGAAGTTAGTGGTTCAATAAAAGTATCAGGTTCAATTTATTTGAGTGATATTAGTGGTGTTACAATTCAAACAGGTTCATATATTTCACAAGATGAAAATGGTAATATGTTTATTACACCAAATAATGCATTACAAGTTAATGCTGGTGGAATGACATTTGCTGGTGCTAATCAGGCGGCTTATATAACATTAGGTAATGATATTTCAGGTAATCCTACCAATATGACTAATGGTGGATTTAATGCTAATGTTTCAGGTTCTTTAATGAAACAACAAGGTGGATTTGTTCAAACTTTATTAACAGATACAGATAGTAATCAATCAATTGGTTTTGCTTTAACAACATATAATACTAATGATGGTTCATTATCAGCAAACTTTTATGGACCTGGTACAGGAAGTAATATTGTTAATGGAACACCTGATAATACGGTATTTTCTATTCCAATTACAGGTACAACATTATCAATTGTTCGTGATACAATATTAACAGGTTCATTAAATGTTACTAATAATATTACGGCTAATAGTGGTTCATTTAATTATTTACATACCATATATGAAACAGCTTCAGTAGTTTATTCATCAGGTTCAAATCAATTGGGTAACTCATTAAGTAATACACAAATATTATCAGGTTCAGTAAAAGTTCAAGGTAATTTATTTATAAATGGAACTTCTTATTCTGCTGCTACATCAGGAACATCTGGTACGAGTGGAAGTAGTGGTGTTGCTGGTTCAAATGGAACAAGTGGTAGTTCAGGTAATTCAGGTTCTTCAGGTTCAAGTGGTATTAATGGTAGTTCAGGAAGTAGTGGAAGTTCAGGTTCTTCAGGTTCAAGTGGTATTAATGGTAGTTCAGGAACCAGTGGAAGTTCAGGTTCTTCAGGTTCAAGTGGTTCTTCAGGAAGTAGTGGAAGTTCAGGTTCTTCAGGTTCAAGTGGTATTAATGGTAGTTCAGGAACCAGTGGAAGTTCAGGTTCTTCAGGTTCAAGTGGTATTAATGGTAGTTCAGGAACCAGTGGAAATTCTGGTTCATCTGGTACAAGTGGTTCTTCAGGAAGTAGTGGAAGTTCAGGTTCTTCAGGTGTATCACCATCTTTAGTTGGTGTAATTACAACAGGTTCAATTGCTACAACACAAACCATTACAGGTAGTTTAACAGTTACTGGTTCAGTTATAATAACAGGTTCAGTTGTAGGTAATATTCAAGCTTTAAGTATTTCATCACAAACAGCATCGTTAAATCTTCAATCAGGTAACTTCTTTACCTTACAATTAGTAAGTGGTTCATCAACATATATTAATCCATCAAATATTAAAGCAGGACAAACTGTAAATATATTATTAAATACAACAGGTTCAGGAACAGTAAGTTTTCCAACAAGTGTAAAACAAATTTCAGGTTCAGCTTATGTTCCTACAACAACAACAGGACAGGATATAATAACATTAGTAAGTTTTGATACATCATCACTTTACTTGGCATCAGTTAAAAATTTAGCATAATGAGATTTGCACCATTTGCATTTGAAAATAGTACAGGTTTAGATTCGGATGCTCAATTATATTTGAATGCCGTTACAACAGCGGGTGGAACTTATACATCAAATCAATCACAAGCAGTTAATCAATTATTTATTGATTTAAAATCTAATAATTTATATACAAAAATACAAGCATTATATCCATTTGTTGGTGGTACAGCAGCATCAAATAAATTTAATGCGAAAAATCCTGTTGATACTGATGCTGCTTATAGAATAACATTTAGTGGAGGTTGGACATATAATGCTTCAGGAGTTACTGCTAATGGTACAAACTGTATAGGAAATACACATCTTGTTTCAACAGTTGATTTATTAGATTATAATAAACATTACGCATTTTTTAATAGACAAACTTCACCAAATAGTACTGGTTGGGATGGTATTTGGGATAGTGCTGGTACTGGTGGAGTATTTGGTTGTAATTTACAAACAGGTGGACAATTAAGTTTAGGATTAAACTTTTTATCAGGAACATTAGGTACAATACCAAATTATAATGGTACATTTATTGGTTCTGTTACTGGTACAACTAATAATAAATTTTATAAAGATGGTTCAACATTTTATACAAGAACACCAAGTGTATCGGCATTTAATCATTCGTTAAATTTTTATATAGGTTCAATGAATGTTAATGGAACTACACAATATTATAATAATAATAAATATGGATTTTATGCCATTGGAACTGGTATTTCTACAACTGAAGCATCTATTTATAATACAATAATAACCAATTATATAACAACAAGTGGACGATGATAAAAGGAATAAAATTGACAGAAGAACAAAAAGATTTATTAACTAATCAATTATTTGCTGAAAATAGTTATTTTAATCCAATACAAGATATTAATGATGATTGGTTTATAACAGATATAGAACAAAATAATACAATTAATCCAAATTTTATTTGGGTTAAAGATTTAGAAATAACAGATATTGAATTAAAACCAGTAATACCAATAGGATAATATGAATTTAGAAGCATTACTACCTATTATTGACGATATTGTTAAATCAAGTTTAGATGATAAAGTTTACCTATATGGAGCTTATCAAAAAAACTTGGGTAATCGTGTTGCTACAGGTAAATTGAGAGATAGTATCAAATCAATTACCAAAGATGAGGGTAATGGAATTATGGCCATTCAGGTTACAGCTTTCGGACAACCATTATCCAATACATACGCTTATTGGTTAATTAACGGAAGACAACCTGGTAGATGGGCCAACATCGGAGCAATAGAGCAATGGATAAGAGATAAAAAAAGTTTTAGAATTAGAGATTTAAAAACTGGTAGGTTTTTAGAGAAAAGTGATAAGAATGTAAAAAGTGTTGCTTATGTTATAGCAAGGTCAATCGGTAAGTTTGGTTTTCAGAACTTGCCACAAAACTTTGTTGAAGTAAGTTACGATAAGATTTTAAATAACCCACAAATACTTGATTTGATAGGTGACGCTACATACGAGGATTTGTTAAACTCAATAGAAGGAATATAATATGTCATTTGGATACCCACAAATATACGCAAACGGAATAAACAATATGTCTCAATTAAGACGAGGTGAAGATTTTGTTTATCAAAGAGGAGCAACATATCAAGTTGTTTTAACAGGAAGTTCATTACAACCATCAATAGAATTGGTTGTTAATTTATTTACAAATGATAATTTAGTTGGAAACATGGCTATCGTTCCCTATCAAACAAGTCAATCAGGTTCAACTTACTATTATTATTTTAATATTAGACCATATACCTATTTCCAAAATTATGTTGAAGCACAACATTATCAATATTATTGGTCAAACGATTTTGATTCAACAAATCAAACTATAAACATAAATAACCCATATCCAAATGGAGTTAAAGTAAATGTTCAATATGGTTATAGATTTTTGAGTGGTGGAACTTATAACTACGAATATACTGGTGGAACAACAACACCAAATCAATCTTTACAGAACTTTAATGATTATAATCATTATACTTTATGTGGAGACCAACCAATTGGAGGACAACAATTCCCAATATCAGGATTCACCAATACAGGAAAATATTTTGATTTATTCGGTGGGACTTTTGAATTTAATAACAATTATATTCTACAAAACTTTGACCAAGAATTAGGAACAAACTTATCACCAACAAATAACTGGGCTCCTTATGGAAATGTGTATGAAGATGCTTCACCAATATCAAGATACGATATGAACTTTCCATCCGCTCCTGAACAAAGTACAACAGGTAAGTTTTTAACTTATGCTCCAAGAATCCAATACATTCAAGAGACTGAAAGTTATAACTTATTCTTTTTAAATGGTCAATCAGGGGATAGATTTGTTAATGCAACATCTTATATCTTATTTGATTTTTATGATATAAATAATAACTTGATTAACAGATATACACAAGAAATAAATAAATCGGGAACAACATATTCATCACCAACGGATTTTACAGACAATTATAAAATCTTTGCTCTACCTTGTGGTCCACAGGAATTAAAGAGTGTATATAATATAGATTTATCCACAGGTAATACAGCTTATTATCGTGTTCAGTTATATGATGGTTATCCAACATGGAACACAGGAAGAACATCACAAGGACCAATATCACCAACGAGTGAGATATTCTATTTTTATTTATATAACAACTGTCGTCCTGAAAACACAAGATTATGTTGGTTGAATGAATTGGGTGGATATGATTACTTTACATTTGTAAGTTATAGACAAGATACAAAACAAATTACAAGAACCAATTATGATAATCGTTATTATGCTACCAATTTACAATCTGCTGATAGGAATATTGGTAGAAGTAAAAAAACTTTTGACACTAATGTTACGCAACAAATAATAATTGATACAGGTTATTTAAATGTTGAAACAGGAAATTGGTTGGAAGGTTTATTTTTATCACCACAAGTGTATATTATACAGGAAGATTTTGTAAGTAATTTGGATGTTCCAAATAAGATTTACAAGAGTTTAAGTCCTGTTATCATTACATCAACAACTGTGGATACAATTACCAAGAAACATAGTAAATTAAATAAATATAGAATCACTCTGACAACTTCTGATTCTTACTTCGTAAACAAAGGATTCTAACATGGGTCAACAACAACAAGCGGTATTAAGGGTTCAAACTAATATTCCTGATACAATATCAGGTTCAACTATATGGAATAGTGGTACAACATACAATTCTAATGTATTGGTATTGTATAGTGGTATAACTTATTTGTCTTTAATAGATAATAATATCTATAATGTACCAAATTTATCTCCTTTATATTGGGAACAATACACAAAGTTTGATTATTTGGATACCTATTCATCAATTCCAATTCAAATTACAAGAAGTTACGCAGAATTACAAGATATTTCAACCAAAAACTCTGATGTTTCCATAAATGTTACCTTACCAGGGACAAAAAGAAACAATAGATTCTTTGAAAACTTCTTTGATGTTGATATTCAGTTCTTATATTTCAATCCAAACCAAAAATCTAACATAGATATTCTTATAAATGATGAAACTTACTTCTCTGGTTACATGAGATTGAATAAAGTTTCAGTTTTGGATAGTAAAGTTGAGTATGATGTATCTTTATACAACTCAATTGGGGATTTATTGGGTAATATCGGTAATAATTTATTGAAAGATTTGAATTTTGATGACCCTCAATATCTTTTTAACCATGTATTTTCAGCCAATCAGATAATTCAATCATGGTCAGTCAATAATTTTAGTCTTAATAGTGAGCAACCATATCCTTATTTTTATCCTATTGTTCATAATGGATACTTATATTCAGGAGATACAGTAAACTTCACTGGTGGGACTCTAATTGACCAAACAAGACTATATACATCAACAACTCCTATCGGTTCTTATAATAGTTCAACAGGATTTACACAAGCAGGAGGTTTTCAATATAGATTTAATACGCCATATCAAGGATTAATTGATAATCAATTAAAACCAGCTTTAAGTATGTGGAATATCTTAAAATTGATATTCAAAACTTATGGTTATACAATTAAATCAGACTTTTTTAATACTCCTTGGATGAAAAGTTTGTATATGTATGGATATTTTAGTTCAAACGCTACTAAATTCTCATATACAACACAACCAGCTCAAACATATCCATTAACAGGTGTGGAAGTTGTATTTTATAATGATGATACAAATATTTATGCTGTAGTTTGTAAGATTGGAACAGGTGTTCCATGTTTTTGTAATGTAGATATTGATGTAAACTTTCAATTTTTAGATACTGACCCAACAACAATCGTAAATGACCCACAAATTATTACAGCTGGTACAACAGGAACGACTGCAACTTATGGTGGAAACTTTATTGGTGGTTCATCAAGTAATGCAACGGTTGGAACTAAACTTGCTTATTTTCCAACCTTACCAAATATTACAGCACCAATATTAGATGGAATGAAAGTGGATTTTTCACAAGTAATTGACCCTCTAATTAAACAAGTTGATATATTATCTTCTGTATTGAAGAAGTTTAATCTTATTTTATTTCCAAATCCATTAAATCCAAAGGAAATTATTATTGAACCTTATGAATTTTATGTGGGGACTGGTGATGTATGGGATTGGACAGATAAATTATCACATGATAAAGGATTTACAGTTGAACCAGCATTAAATTATATTGAAAGTAACCTAATTGTAACCGATTTGGAAGATGGTGACTATGGAAATAAACAATTCAAGGATATTAACAATAGAATATACGGACAATTGAACCAAGTAAACCCAACAACATTCAAATCACAGGAAAAAAAGATTGAAACAACCTTTTCACCTGAAATTGTGAGACAATGGGATATTCCAAATCAGGTTTTACCGAATGCACAGATTAAATTACCATTAGGAATTAACTATGCAAGTTCTTCTAACTCAAATACAGCTTCAAATGGTTCAGAAAGTTCAGCTATAACTTATACAGGGGTGAAAACTAAACCAAAATTGTTTTTCCATTTAGGACCATTCAATATTTTTAGTAATTTTTATACATCTGTATATGATAGTCAGCCAAGATACAAAAGTTATTTGGCATGGCTTACCGATACATCGGGATTACAACATTATGGAGTAGAAAATATTCCTGTAATTTCCAATTCAATGCCAATTGGATTACAAGACCAATATAAAATTAATAATGATACACAATCATTATTATTTAAATCAGAATTA